AAATAATAAACGTGTAGCAATAATGGTATCAAATATTTCTCCTTTAGGTTCAAAACCATAAAACTTTTTTAACATAGGTAAATCAAACTTAACTATGTTATGTCCAATTAATAACTGAGCACGCTTCATTAACTTAATAGCTTCGTCGTTAGCTACATGTATCATCTCATCTTTATCTATGTCATATAAAATAACACAATGAACCTTAGTTGCTTCGTCCATAAGTCCATTAGACTCAATGTCAAATACGTATCTCCTCTTCATTTAAAATGTTCTCCTTTGCTTAACTGTTTTCTATATTCTTTTAAGTCACGTTTAAACCAAACTCTTTTAGTTTTAGGACAAACGTATACAATTTTAACGCCAAGTTTATTTCCTAATTCATTAGTAATGCGTGAAGTGACCCACCCTTTAGAATTATAATATGCACATTTAAAATCAATGTAGATACATTCATGAGTATTTCGATTAATAGCAACACAATCAATTACACCTTGCGGTGCAACGTTAGTGAATACCCAGTAACCTTGCTCGATTAACCATGCCTTGCCAAACAGCTCAGCCCAGTGCCCCTTGTCGTTTTTCTTCATAATTTTATTTTAATTATTTTTTGTATTACACAAGTCGGAATGATAGTGGTGTTCCCGATATCTTTTATCTTACCATCACTATCTATGTTGAAGTCACTAGCAAGTCTAGTCACCTTGTTGTCTTTTTTAATTAACCAGCCACTGGAAATACAGATAGGTAACTCATCAGTAATAAGGTCATTGACCTCACGCCAGTTACTATCAGATTCTATATCAACCCAATAGACCATAACGAAGTCATGCTTGATAAGGTCTAGTTTGGGTAAGTATCTTTTCTTTTCCATTAGTGTACAGAGTGTTTGACCACTTCTATTTGAAGTGCCCTTGCGTCTCCCTCTTCTACTAACATATCTAATGCGTTGTTTAATAAGTTTTCTGCTAGCTCAGTGCCTATTGGTATTTGAATAATATGATTTGTCTCTTCAGTCTCAGCTAAAGCTTTCATTATTAATTGTGTCCATTGTACTGATTTATATTCCATGTTAGAAGTCGTCCTGTACATCTCCATCTGTCTCCCGTAAACATCCTGTTTCTAAATCATAGTAGAGTGTACAAGCTTTGCCTGTCTCTCCACTAAACCTATTCTTCAACACGTTAACCTGAGCCAAGTTCTTGTCTGACTGTAAGTCTCTAGACATACTTATTATCATATCAGATAACTGACCGATTGACGCACTGCCACGTAAACTATTCATAGAGACTGCGACCCCATCCTCATAGCCTTTGTTTCCTTCAGGTCTCTTAAGATGAGATACAAGTATAAGTCCTATGCCTGTCTCTTCTACTAGAGTCCTAAGCTTTGATACTGTATAATCTATAAGTTTACGCTCGTCACTTGTGGTCTCATCACCAACGGCTGATAGAGCCATGTGTAAGTGGTCAAGTATTACGAAGTCAACGCCGCAACCTTTAGCTAAGTATCTTATCTTAGATATTAAATTGTCACTGGCTGTCGAGCCAAAGTGATTGTATAAATAAAACTTACCACCACCCACAGTGCTGTCGAATACTTCTTTTAGTTTCTTATCATCAACACCTTTGCGGTCTAAGTGTAGTGGCTTCTTCATTTCTATTCCCATAATACCTAGTGCACTACGCTTAATAGATTCTTCTAGTGCTATGTAACCAACACTAAAATTTTCTTTTAATAAATGAAGTGCAACATGTCTACAGAAACTAGACTTACCAACACCACTACCAGCAGTGATAGTAACTAGCTCACCTTTACGCAGTCCATGTGTCTTAGTGTTAAGACATTCAAATGGATACTGAACAGTGACGTAGCTTTCTTCTTTTCTAATATCTTCCCAAAGGTCAGCACCAGCTACAATGCCATCAGGCTGGTAAGCCTTAGCTGACCAAACGCAGTCAATAAGTTGTTGGCTTTTATTAGCACACAACATTTCGTTTGCGTCCTTCAAAGGCAATGAACATATCTTTGCCTTGTTTGGTGAGAAGATTTTTGCACATTCAGTGGCAGCCTCTTTACCAGCTGTATCATTATCAAACATTAGAACGACAGAGTCGAAACCCTCAAGCCATTCTAACTCTTTAAGTAAGTCTTTCTTAGCCCCCTTAGCTCCAGTCTTTACTGATACTACAGGATATTTATTTTGATTTACTTTCGAGACAGAAAGAGCGTCAATCTCACCTTCAGTAACGATAACCATTCTTCCCTTATCACGCCATAGGTGTTGACCAAATAACTGAGCGTCTTTAACTTCGCCTATCCACTGGAAACTTTTATCAGGGTAGCGTAGCTTCTGTGCTACTAGTTCATGGTCTTTGTTATAGTAGTTGGCTATCTGCACAGGTCTTTTATGAGCTGTGCCTATTTGATAATCAAACTTTTGTAACGTATCGACATCTAGTTTGCGTTTGGCAAGAGAGGTAACAGTTCCACTGACAAAGTCAGCGGTGTCTTTTGTAGTGGTGGTTGGTGTAGTCATTGACTCTCCATTTGTATGATATCCACAACCAAAACAGTAGCTGTGTCCATCAGTGTATACGGCTAAGTTATCCTTAGAGCCACACGACGGACATGGTGCATGGTGTAGAAACGTGCTTTCATTTTGTTCCATTCTTAGAGGGGTACTTAATCGTAAGGTAATTCTTTAGACTTATCTAAAGCTTTAGTTATTTGATAAGCTATTTCACCTGAAGCTGACCTAAAAGATATTTTACACAGCTCATCTATCTTTTCTTTTATTTCTTTAGTGATAACTACTTGTGTATATTTTTTCTTACGTTTTTCATAAAGTACTTTTATTTTTTCGTCCATAATTTTTTCTCCATTTTATTTCAGTAATTCTATTACATTAAAGTGCGGCTCTGTTGTATGAAAGATGTCCCTGTGTCCTATAATTTCGACAACATCAGGATATTCCATCTTTAATTCATCTGTTAAACACTTCAATGATTTAAATTGTTCAAGGGTGTAGTTACAATCAGTCTGACCTGTGTCAGTCCCGCCACCTATCAGTACAACACCGATAGAATTTTTATTGGTTGGCTTATGTTTGGCTCTGTTCATTTCATAGTGTAGGAAGCCACCCGCTGAATCAATATCTCTACCATCTTCAACAGTGCCATCTCTTTTTATTATTTTATGAAACCCACATTCAAGTAACCCTTCCTTGCGTCCCTCTATATCCATCTCTCTACTCCCCCAATCGTTGTTCACTGGTGTGTTAGAGCAACAGACTACTATGTACTTGGTTTCTTTTCTTTTGTTTTGCATAACCATTCCTTTGGAATATGTTTAGTAGCGTACAAGAAGCCATACTTTTCACACCACATACCGTACGTGGTCTTACTACGTTTATTTATCTTGGCTTTATGATTGCTAAATAAAAATCTAATATCCAATTTAGGATACTGTTCTTTTATTAGTCTCATTTTTTGTCTATCGGCAGTTGTAAACAATCCTTTAGTTTCTATAAATATATCTTGCTCAGGAAGGTAGAAGTCAGGGGTGTAAGTATGTAGTTTCTCAGGTTTAGTATATCTTAATTTAGTTTCTTCAAACTCATAACTTACACTTTCACTTCTAAGTTCCCCAGCAATACGTTCTTCAAGTCCTGACCTGAATCCGTATACGACTCCGACTTTTTTAGAAGTCAGAGGTTTCCGTTTCAGTCGTGCTCTCCATGTCATCTTTAACTTGTGTCTCCTGATGTTCGTAGCCATCTGTCTCATCAAACCCAAAGCCTTTAGCATTACCGCCACCGCCTTCTACTAGTTTGATTATTTGTACTGCTCTCAATCTCATAGAAACACCAGCACCAACCATAGCTGTGTAGTACGGTATCAATTCAGCTGAGACTTTCATCTCACTGCCTGACCATACGTTCACATCTTTAGGCATTGGTGTACCTTTAGCGTCAAACAATGCAACCTTATTAGGTATGATTGTGCCGTCCTTAGATACTATCTGTGCTTTACATTTGAATTTAAAGATAGTGTTACCAGTTGAATTACCAGCTTCATCTACTTCTTCAAAGTAAGGTGCGTCTGCTTGTTTAATCTTCTTACCTTTAGCTTTTTCTTGAGCTAAGTCTTTAGAAGTTTCCAAAGCTTTGTCAATGCGTTGCATTAACTCTACTGAGTCCTCAGTTTTTAGGATGAGATTAGTTTTGTAATGTCCATTCTCATCAAAACGAGTATCAGGCTGTGTCAACCACGCATATTGACTAACGCCAACAGGTGTTACTACTTTTTCATTTTGTTGTTGTGCCATTTTATCTCCTTGATTATGGTTTATTATCTTATATGGGTACTTTAGTATAGGTCACTAGACAGCTCAAATTTAACTTCTAGTTTACCGCCATACTCTTTCACTCTGTCAGAGGCAATAGTCAATTCTCTTAACGTCTCTTCTA